GCACGTTGCGGGTCAGATCGCCCAGAGCCTCCATGCCCATGAACAGACCGCCGGAGGCAATCTCAGCAATGCGCTCCTCACTGGGCGCATATTTCTGCGCCGAGGCCACCATACGCGATAGGTCTTGCCCAAAGCGGGCTTCCCACCGTGCGAGATCCGCGCCCGTCTCAGGCCGCGTTGCGAGCATGAGCGAGCGGAGGTTATTAACCACCGCGCCGGGAGCCATGCCCGCCGCGATCATCATTGATGACAGTTTCAGCAGCGGATCGTGATAGGACCGCTCGTCCATGTTGGTGGTTATAAGGGACTTATATAGATCAACCGCAGTTAAAGCGGTCTTGTCTAAGGTGCTAACGTCTGAAGGCGCTGCGCGGGTGCCTGAGCGGATCTCTTCAAGGTCTAGGCCGAATGTAGCCACGGCGTCCGCGAGGCTGTAGGAGGCCGTCAGATCGGCTTGTAGGACCGTGGTGGAAAAGACGCCTGTGTCACGCTGCTTTGTGTTGCAGCCGGCAGGCAAGCGGCCATATCGAACAATGTTGTTACCGTTACTGTCAGCGCCGATCAGGTTGGCCGCTGCCATGCGCTGCAATACCAAATCAACCAAGCCCGGATCGCGAGCATCCGGATCATCGCGGTCGATCAGTACGCCGACCTGATAATTGCCAGGCGATGTCTCAATTGTGTAAGAGGGATTGCCGAACAATTCGTCGGGCTGTGCATCGTCTGCCAACAGGACGCAGAGACGGACAAATGCGTCTTTAGATCGACGGCGCTTGTCCGCAGCCATAATGGACACGCAGAAAAAATTGTTGTCGTTGACCCGCTTGTCAATCAGGTTTTTCTGACCTGGCGATCCAGTCCAAGCGTTGCCGCCCCAGACAGTCGGTTCCGACTTATTGGGGTCAGAGGCAAAGCTCGTGGTCCAGCCGTAATTGTCCTGTATCGCGCCATAGACGGCACGAAGGAAGTCTGAATTGTCCATAGGTGGCCTTTAAGGGCGGGGGTGGCCTGACAGGTCGTACACGTCTAGAGCAGGGCAAATGCCAAGGATGTTATCCCAATGCCTCTGAGGGATAACGCCGCCAGTCCCGCCTTGATCGACAGGCGTCAACCAGCGGCTGACAGCCGATTGGGTAAGGCCAAGTAAGGACGCTGTGTAGGTTACGTCCCCAATTGTCGTAACCACATTGTATGCCGGTTCGCACCGATATTTAATCTTAGCCATGAGATCCTCTCGTATGATTGTGAAATCCTTGCACAAAACAAAATGTCAAGCAATCCACATAATTTCTAAAAATCATATTGCGTTTTTATGCGGTCTGATATTAGATGGTCAAACTTCAACGGAGCAAACCAAATGACCAACGATGACAATCTACAAGCCTTGGCAAATTTCTGGCTCGCAGCCAAGGGCGAGGAACTGGCGGCAAACCAGCGCCGCTTAGATATTGAAGACCAGATCGTCCAGGCTATCAAGCCAAACAAGGACGGCAAGTCCACCTTCAAGCTGGACGGCGGATTGAAGATTTGTATTACCCTCAAGACCAACTTTAAAGCTGACGATATGGTCGCTATTGAGGGCTTGACCGCGTGGTGGGGTGAAGACCTTCAGCCTGTGCGGATCAAGAAGGAACTTAACGAGACAAAGTTAAAGGATCTGAGGGCCTATCGCCCTGACCTTTGGCAGAAGCTCGCCAAACACATCACGTCAAAGGCCGCGAAGCCTTACGTGCAAATTGAATCTGGGGAGGACAAGTAATGGCTTTTGATCTTAAAAGCATCAGCCGCAACGATACTATGTCCGCGCCTAGAGTTTTGGTCTACGGCATTGAAGGTATCGGCAAGTCCACCTTTGCTGCCGGCGCACCGGACCCGATCTTTATCTTGACCGAGGACGGTCTGGGATCTTTGGACGTTGAGCATTTCCCAATTGCTCAATCACTCGATAACGTGATGGACGCTATCGGAGCATTGTATGCAGAAGACCATCCCTACAAGACGGTGGTGCTTGACAGCTTGGATTGGCTTGAAGCCATCATACACCGTGAGATGGAAGCCAAGCACGACGCCAAAGACCTCGCCTACGGCAAAGGCGCAATGATCGCAGCCCAACAATGGCGCGACGTTTTAGACGGGCTTAACGCCTTGCGGAACGATAAGCAGATGACCGTGATCCTTTTGGCTCACAACACCATCAAGCGGTTTGACAGTCCTGAAGTTGAGCCGTTTGACCGCTACCAACCAAAGCTGCAAGAGCGCAGCAGTGCGGTGGTGCGGGAATGGGCGGACGCCGTTATGTTCGCCAACTACAAGACCATCGTCAAGAAAGACGACGTTGGTTTTAATAAGACTGTGGCTAGGGGCATCTCGTCCGGTGAGCGTATGCTGTACACCACTGAGCGCCCTGCCTACATGGCCAAGAATCGCTACAGCCTGCCCGACATCATTCCGATGACTTGGGAAGCCTTTGCAAACGCAATCAAATAGGAACTGAAAACATGGCTACCATCGACTTTGACGTTTCGTCATACGAAGCCCCTAAGAGCAACTTTGACCCGCTGCCACGCGGTGAATATCTTGCCATCGTGACCGAGAACCAGATGAAGGCTACTAAGTCCGGCACTGGTGAATATCTTGAACTGGTCATTCAGATCGTGGACGGTGAGTTTTCCGGTCGCAAGATTTGGGAGCGCCTGAACATTCACAATGCTAACGAGACAGCCGAGAATATCGCTCGTGCTGCTTTGAAGTCCATTGGCTTGGCTTGTGGCATTGAGGCTATGTCCGATACGGACATGCTGAACGACGTTCCGTTCATTATTGTTCTGGACATCGACCGCAAAGACCCGACACGCAACCGCGTTATGGGCTACAAGGCCGCAGGAGCCGCGTCAGCGCCTGTTGCGCGTCCTACGGCTACCAAGGCAGCGCCAGCCGTTGCCAAGCCTTGGGAGCGCAAGTAAGTGACTAAGCCCGATCAGTTGACGAGCCAGGCCATATCGGCATGGTACGAAGCCAAACCACAAGACTTTCGCGACCATCTAGGTGCGTCCCTGATCGGGCATTCTTGCAACAGGTATTTATGGCTCACCTTCCGGTGGGCCGTAATGCCGTCTTTTGAAGGGCGCATGTTGCGCCTGTTCAATACCGGCAATCGTGAGGAAATCCGCATTGCCGAGGAACTGCGCGGCATAGGCGTAGAGCTTTATACGGATGAGGACGGCAAGCAGATCACTGTGCGTGACGAATCCGGCCATTTTGGCGGATCTGTTGACGGCATTGGCAAGGGCTTTCCGGAATATCCTGACGATTGGATGGTTCTTGAGTGCAAGACCATGAACGATAAGACGTTCAGCAAACTCAAAGACTGGTCCGTTGAAAGCCAGAAGCCTCAGCACTACGCGCAGATGCAGACCTATATGGGCTTTTTGGGCTTGCCTAATGCAATGTACATAGCCGTCAATAAGAACACGGATGCCCTATACACTGAGCTTGTGCCGTATCACGAGCCGGCATTCAGATCGCTCAAAGAGCGGGCCGACAGCGTTGTCAACGCCAAGCAGGCCCCGCTAAAACTGAGTGAAGATCCGTCATATTGGGAATGTAAGTTCTGCGATATGTACAATTTGTGTCATCAAGAGGCTGCTGCCGAGGTTAACTGCCGCACTTGTGCTCATTCGACGCCCGTGGCTGACGGCAAATGGCGCTGCGAGTTGTCCGAAAAACCGCTTACTTCTTCGGACCAACGCAAAGGCTGTGACCAGCATCTGCTCATACCCGATTTCGTACCCAATGCCGACCCGATTGACGCTGGTGTTAACTTCATCGAGTACAAGCACCGCGAGACGGGCGAGACATTCATACACGGGAAAAAGGCCATGCCGCCTAAGCAGAGCATGGCCCAGCGCAAAGAGGCTATGAAGGGCCGAGGATCCAATAACGGACTGCCATTTGAAGACGAGATTCCGTTTTGAGTAACCCTTACAAAATTGAAGGGCCAGCGATTATTTCGTTTAGCGGAGGCAGAACATCTGCCTACATGCTTTACAAAATTGTTGAGGCACACGGGGGGGGCTTCCCAATGATGTCGTGGTGACGTTTGCTAACACAGGCAAAGAACGCGAGGAGACCTTGGCTTTTGTTGATGCTTGCGGGATTAACTTTGGCGTTGACATACGTTGGTTGGAATTTGTTACCACCAAAGGGCCAAAGCTAGACCGGTTCCGCGAGGTTAGAACGCAAACCGCTAGCCGCAACGGTGAGCCGTTTGCTGCGCTTATTGCGTATAAGAATTTTGCACCTAATTCTATGATGCGGTTTTGCACTGAGGAACTTAAGGTCAACACAATCCGTCATTTTGTTGAGCAGCGCCTTGGTTGGGCGAAGTGGAAAAACGTGGTTGGATTGCGGCATGACGAAGGCCATAGATGCCTTAAGGCTTATGCCCGCAATGAGGCTGGCAAATCACCTTGGATCACTGTCTGCCCAATGGACAAGGCCCACGCCACCAAACGCGATGTGATGGACTTTTGGACCGCGCAAGACTTTGACCTTG